TTGGCCGACTATCACACCAACGAACGCATCAACGACCGCGGCGTGTTGCTGGATCGGCCATTGGCGCTGGCCGCTGTGCGCTACGCTCAAGAAGAGATGGTCGAGATACAAGACATTGTCGCAGAGGTGACGCAAGGCGAGATTAAATCCGTCCGCAGCCCCAAGATGAAGAAGTGGGTGCTGGACAGGGTGGGACCGCAGGCGCTTGAACTGGCGACCATTTACAAAGACGGCGAAGCCAAGCTATCTATCGACAAGAACGTGCGCGCTAACCTGCTCACGCTGGCGGGGGAAAATCCAGATGAAGTTCCATCAGAAGTCGCGGAAGTCATCCAGTGCGCGGACGATCTCTGGGCATCGTCCGTGGCAAAATTCCAGCGGGCCGCGGCGCTTGCTGATGAGGAAGATTTTCGAGTTAGAGGAGCATTTGTATTTGCAGGAGGCAGTGCTACTGGCCGCGCTTCATCATTTGGGCTTCAAATCCAAAATTTCCCCAGAAAGTGTGCCGACGACCCTGCATTAGTGCGGCAGGCTATGGTGCGCGGCCACCAGATTGTCCCCGCGCATGGTCGCCGTGTGACGGACGTGCTGAAGGGTATGCTGCGCCCGTCCATCATAGCGCCCAAGGGGAAAAAGTTTGTAATATACGATTGGACTTCGATTGAAGCGCGGGTCAACCCGTGGCTATCTTTGCATCGGTCTTCGCAAGACGTGCTTGACGTGTTTGTTGGCGGTCGTGACATTTACTGCCGCGAGGCGGCGGCTATTTTTAACGAAAATGAAGCCGACATCCTACGCGAGTATGAAGAGACAGGAAAGTCAGACCGCCGGCAACAAGGGAAAGTAGCAATTCTCGCATGTGGATTTGGGGGTTCTGTAGGCGCGTTTGCCGCGATGGGTCGCATTTACAACGTAAACATACCTGAAAGCGATGCGCGGCGCGTAGTGCAAGCATGGCGCAAGGCGAACCCGTGGGCAGTTCACTTTTGGTCTGCGTTGGAAGACGCCTATATGCGCGCCATGCGGAACAAGGGGCGGGAGTTTACCGCGGGGCGTATTACATATTTATTTGACGGATTGCATCTTTGGTATGCTCTTCCGTCTGGCCGTGTGTTATGTTATCCTTTCGCCCGTTTTGACAACGAAGGCAATCTGACCTATGCCAAGGCTTCTTGGAAGCCAGCAGCCGACGCTAAGGAATGGCCCAGAGGTAGATTATGGCGCGGGTTAGCTTGCGAAAACGTGACGCAGGCTGTTGCACATGATGTTTTGCGGTCGGCGTTGCGCCGGCTAGATGAAAAAGGGTTTCAAGCTATAGCACATATTCACGATGAAATTATTGTGGAGTGCGCGGAAGAAGATGCACAAGACGTAGCGCGCGCTGTGCAGCAGATAATGGTTGAAGCGCCTGCATGGGGTCAGGGATTGCCCCTTGCAGTGGAAGGTAAAATCCGAAACAGATTTGGAAAATAAGGAGCAAGCGATGAGTGAGGATCGCATCAAGTTTATAGACTATATAGTTGGATTGGCCGCTGATACAGTGGGCGAGACGGCGCTATTGTTGCGTCAGAAGCCCGTGCATGGCAGCGACGGCAATCTGATATACCACGCAGACGGCGCGCCCAAGGCTACCTTCCCTGCGTTCCTGCCTGAAAAGGCCCGCATCAAGGAAGGCGAGGCTTGGTATATCAACACAGGCTCGTTCGTCGTTGACCGCTTTGTAGACGGCAAGCCTGCTGCCAAGTCAAGCAACGTCGAGTTTGTCCTGTTCATGATGCTGGATGACATCGGCACTAAATCCAAAACGCCGCCGCTTGACCCGACATGGATACTGGAAACCAGTGAAGGTTCGTTCCAGTGGGGCTACGCGTTCAGCGAACAGCCAAACAAAGGCGACTTCTGCGCTGCCATCAAGGCGATTGCGGACGCGGGCTACACTGACCCCGGCGCGACTAATGCTGTTCGCAACTGCCGCATCCCCGGCAGCGTCAACCTGAAGAGCGGGCGGGGTAACTTCCCCGCACGGCTGGTTGAGTTTCACCCAGAGCGCGAATATACGCTGGATCAAATATGCAAGGCGCTGGACGTCACGCCAGCCGAAGGCGACACAGCGGACTATAAAGCGGTAAAGATACGCGACACCGGACAGGACAACGTCCTGACATGGTTGAGCGACAACAACCTAGTCCTCAGCGCGCCCAATACCGACGGTTGGTGCGCCATCGTCTGCCCTAACCATGAAGAGCATAGCGACGGCATGATTGAGGCGCGCTACAAGCCGCTGGATAGGTCGTTCTGCTGCTATCACGGGCATTGCCAAGACTTAGACAGTCGCACCTTTCTTGATTGGGTAGCTAACAACGGCGGCCCGAAGGTAACGCCGGGCTTGCGTGACGAACTAATCGCTGAACGTCTGGCGTCAATGTATGAGAAAATCGCGCCTACCGAAGCGTTCCCTGATGAGGCCGCAGCGCGTGTGCGTGAGGTCGAGAAAAAAGAAGCAGGACGGCTGGAACAAAGCGAGTGGTTCGAGCGTTTCGCCTATATACAGTCCGATGACTGCTATTTTGACATGGTGACGCGTCAAGAGATAGCCCGCAACGTCTTTAATGCGTTGTTCCGTCACGTTGACTGCCGCTCCATCCACAAGAAAACGCAGCGCGTGCAGTCGTCCATCTATTTTGACGAGCGCCGTCAGGATCGCGGCGCGCCTGCGCTGTCGGCGGTGACGTTCGCCGCTGGCGATGACGTGCTGGTGACGCGTGACGGATTGGTTTACGGCAACCGCTGGACAAACGCCCGCCCTGACGTGTCGGGCAGTGACAAGATTGCAGACCATGACGTTGAGCCTTGGCTAGAGCATTGCCGCAATCTGGTGGCGGATGATGTCGAGTTAGACCACATCCTCAACGCCATGGCGTTCAAGATACAGCATCCTAACGTCAAGATTAACCACGCCATCCTAATTGGCGGCGATGAAGGCGCGGGTAAGGATAGTATGTTCCAGCCGTTCCTATGGGCGCTTGGCGGTAAGCACTGGCGCAACCGGTCAGTCATTGAGGCTGGCGGCTTGGACAGCCAATGGGGTTATGCGCTTGAGGCTGAAGTTGTCATCCTGAACGAGTTAAAAGAGCCAGAGGCACGCGAACGTCGGGCGATGGCTAACAAGCTGAAGCCGCTCATCGCTGCGCCACCTGAAACGCTGTCGGTCAATCGTAAGGGTATGCACCCCTATGAGTTGGTCAACCGCCTGATGGTCGTTGCCTATACGAACGATCCGCTGCCTATCACGCTGCCAACACAGGACAGGCGCTGGTTCTGCGTGTGGACGCGTGCGCCGCGTATGACGCCGACCGCAGCTAATGCGCTGTGGGGCTGGTATGAGAATGGCGGTTATGAAAAGTGCGCCGCTTGGCTGCATCAACGCGACGTGTCGGCGTTCAACCCTGCCGCTGCGCCGCCAGTGACCGAATGGAAGCTGAACATGGTCGAACATGGCATGAGCGTAGCGGAAAGCTATCTTGTGGACATGATGCGGCTTCGGTCGGGCGTGTTCTCTGACGGTGTCATCGGTGGGCCGTTCCACCGTATCTGTGACGCGCTGGCCGTCAACGTGCCTGCTGGTGTGAAAATACCACAGGCCGCACTGCTTCACGCACTGAAGGAAGCGGGCTGGGTTGACATAGGCCGCATTAACTCGAAAGAGTATCAGAACAAGAAACATATCTTTGCCGCACCAGAGGCGTTGGAGAAGCACAACAAGTCAGAGTTGCGCCGCATGGTGGAAGAATTACCCAAGTCGGGCATCATGCCGTCGATAGGCAAGAATTGACAACCATTTGGTTGCAATGATATATGGATAGGGTCGGTGATGCTCCGCTGACCTTTTTAAGCCCCCGGTGTCCTCACTCCGCCGGGGGCTTTTTATTGCTAAAGGGACAGCGTTGCTTTGCTTCGAACGCCGCGTTCAAATTCAAGCGAGCGCAACTTGTTTTTCACTTCGCTGCGAGTGGCGCAGTAATTATCGTCAGCCCAAGGGCCTTTGCCGGTATTCTCATCTACCAGCCAGTAACCCCATTTGCTTCCGTTGATAGAAACGTCGTGTTCGTCGGTTTCAACGCGGATGCCAATGGACTTTGCGCGGGTCCGCAAATCAGTTAGCTTTGTGGACGAGCCGAGCGGATGGCTATACTTGCGTATCATACTTTATTTTCCTTTACTGTATTGTCAAAGAGCCACCAAGGCGGTTTCCCGTCTTGATGGCTCATTATAGCATAGTTTGAGGGCACGTCAAGAACTTTCTTTCCTTTGTTTTCAAAGACTTAGAAGAAAGTTGTTTTTGTTTATCTTTTGTTTTCAGTCAGTTAGTGCCGACTTTTTTCAGTTTTCTGTAACGGCCTTCTACGGACGCAATCGTCAATCTCATCTGTTCCGCCATGTAGGCTGGCCGTAAATCATGATCATAATAACTCATCAACTCTGCGTCCATTTCAGGCGTCCACACGCGCCTAGTCCGTTTTACTACCGGCATTTTATTCGTCCTTCGCCCGTATCTCCAGCCCACGGGCCTCCAGTGCGTCGCAGAATTGGTCTAAATTGTAGGATTTTATAAACAAATCACCCCATACATCCACCAACGCGTCAGGCTTATCCGCATTTATGATGAGCGTCTTTAGTTTTTCCCAAGCGTCCGCACTAGTTTCGTTGGTTGCGTTGACATGGGCATACACAATGTCGCTCACCTCTTGCTTAAAGGCTTCGTGCGCTTCGATGGCGCGGCATAGTGCTTCGTCCATGATAAGTCGGCGCATGATATGGGGCGTAAGTTCGGTTGACCCACGTTCCAGTTCAATCTCGTTCACCAGCGCCAAGGCTTTTTGTTCAATGCCTGTCACAGCGGCCTCCCAATCTCAATGCCCTTGCGGATGCCTTGCTCGACGAGGCGCATCCAGACCGTGTCATCCCAATCGCCAGACATATATTGCACATGTTCGTTACCATCACCCTTAAATGCTTGCGCGGCGCAGATTTCCCGTGCGGTGTGTGTGATTTCTTCGTCTGTCATTTGCATCACTCCTTCAATGCTTTTTCAGCGTCTTCGATCAATTCAATGGGCGGCCATCGCAGGTAAGACACATGGTCTTTGCCTATCACGCCAAGAAACTCCAGATATTCCATCAGGCGGTAGGCCAAGGTTTCCCCTGCGCGTTCGATGTATCGTTCAGGCAGCGCCAATTCGTCATCCTCATCATCATAGTCTGTCATGCTGCTAGTCTCCTTTCGCATGGGTTGCATATTTCGCCTGTCGTGCGTCTGAACAGGCGGCAGCGCGGGCATTTGTCACCATTGGCAGGGAACCACATCGCAGCAACGCGCGGCAGTTCCGGATCGGGACGTTCGGCCTCATGCGCTGCTGGCGGAAACTTGTCGCCCATGACGATGCACACGCCTTCAATGCCGCTGGTCTTGCACATTGCAGCCATGTCGGAATTGCGGGCGAACAGCCCCGCCGTTGTCGGGTCGTCGGTATACAGCATAATGCTGCTGTCCTCTTGCTCCGTCACACGCCCAAGGCGGCGCTGTTCTTCGCCAGCCAACAGCGCAGCGCGTCTGGCTAGGCGCATGACTGCGCCCCATTCGCCTATATTGGTCATTTGCTCACATCCATCTAGTTATGAAGGTTACGCCGCCCACAGTGCGGCACTTGAACGCTTTGCCGTTGCGGATGCCGTATTGGCTCACGTTGCGGCTGGTGCGCTTGGCATCGCCCTTCTTGGTGGCTGGCATGGTGGCGCTCTCGCCTACGGCCAGCGTTCCGATTGGGTATGTCATTGGTCTAGGCATTATTATTCCCTTTGCTGAATACAACTAATGCGGACGGGAAGGGCGCGCTGTTCTTGGCATCGCCAAACTTGAGCCGTCCACGGATAAATTCGATCTGGCCTTTCATGGCGTAGTCATGCCACCAACGGGTGTCAGTGCGTGACGGGACAAGGCAAACAACTGTCGCGCCTGTCAGGTGGCTTTCGTATGCTTTACGCATCCATAGGCTTATTGTGCGACCGTAGGGCGGGTTCATCCAACAGACGCCATGCCAAGGCTGCGCCAGCCCATCGTCTGCTTCCGTGAAATAGCGGGCACATTTGGCGTTGTCGGCTGTCGCGCAAACGTCGAGCGTGAAGCCGTGAATTGCGTTCTGCTTGTCAAAAAAGTCCTGTGGCGTTGACCATAGGTCAGTCGCACTTGAGAAGTGGACGCTCACTTGCTTTGTTCCTTTTCACGTTCTGCGCGGCGTTCCGCGAATGTCTTTCCGTCCAGTCCGCGCAGCGGCCATGCGCTGTCGGATGAAACGCGATGTTTGCGGCCCATAGGGGCGGCTTGTTGTGGTTTAATCATGTCTTATCCTTTAGATTTCTATTTGCGTTGCTGGCTTGGGCTTGCGGTCGTTCAGTCTGTCCAGCCAATATGCTTGCTCAGGGCCGAACGTCCGCGCTGCATGGTATTTGAACAGCGCCAAAGCCAGCGGGTCGTGTCCTGCGCTCTTGTGCGTGACGATTAGCGGTGACGGTATCATCGCCTCTAAATCAGTGCGCCGCACACGGGCGCTTTTGCTCTTTATGGCTTGTTCTAGGTCGTGCAGCGTCAGGCGTAAGTTGTGTTCCCTGTTGATGTGCTGCAACACTGCGCTTCTGTCGCTGATATAGCCGCACAGGTGCTTTATTTGCTTGCGGACGGCATATTCCATTAGCTTTTGTCCCGCTTGCGGTATTTGCCCGTCAAGGGATCGCGCAGGATGCCGTTGCGCTTCCAGAATAGCAGTTCCGATGTGTCGCGTGTCCACATGGCTTTCCATTTGTCGCCGTTCTTAGCGGTCTCCCATAACAGAAAGGCAGTGAACAGTTGCGCGGCTAACATAAAGCCTATGATGATTTCATATTGTGTCATTGGTCAATCCTCCAGTAGTAAAGTTAATAGGAATAGGGCGGCTCCAGCGATAACCGCAATCATTCGGCCATATCGTCCCGCAGGGCGTTATTCTCGGCCACTAGGCGGTCATATAGCGTCTGTAGGTGCTCTAGTTCGTCGTCAACGCCTATCAGATGCTCTAGGCGCTCCAGCAGGACAAGTTCTAGGTCGGTCGTGAACCGTTCGGACGCAATGAGCGTCAGGTCGCGGACGTTCAACATGCGTAGGTAGTTGCGGTCTTGTGTCATGTTATGCTCCTTGCTCTGGTAACTTAATGCGGTCGTAAACGGCCCGCGCCTCTTGCTCGGTGTCGAAGAAGTTGGACAATAGCATCCCGCTCTCGTCGTATATGCCGACAAAGTAAGCTGTCTCTGGGTTCATTCCCCACAGCGGTTCTGGCCCGCCATCGGCGCATGATAGGATTTCTTTATACATCGTCCCAATCCTCTCCCTCTCCATGCTCGGCCAGTATGATGCCAGCATCGCCACATAAAATCGCCGCCGCATGATCACCGCGCTCCGCCATGTCGGCTAGGTAACGCTCCGCAGCCCTGATGAACCCGAATATCTCGGCGTATCGGGCAAGGCCCCTTGCGTCCCTTGCGAAATCCATTAATAGTGTCATTATGCTTCCCTCACTGTTTTAATGATTGCGTAGGTTGATAGGGCAAGGACGCCCCAAAAGAATGTGATGATTGCAATGTGCGCTATCATGCTGCCAGTTCCTCTTCATCATCCCATTCTCTTTCGTCTTCCCAATCTGTGTAGAAGCTATCGCCCTCGCCGTTATCAAAAAGTTTTATGAACTCTTCGGCGCTGACGTGCTTATGCAAGCATGGGTCATCGCAATACGTATCACATCCGTTGATGACGTATCCCTCGTTCATGCCTTTACCGCACTCGCAGCATTTGCGTGCGTATTTGATACCGTCGATAATCATGTCACTTTGCTCCTAAGTTAGTGTTGAAGTGCTGCAACCATTGCAGCGCGGTATAGATAACAACGCCGGGCATCTCGCTGTTGGCGATTGTCTCCACATAGTCGCGGTTCCAAGTCTCAATGACAGGCTGGCCGTTGTCGGTGATTATCCAGCTATTGCAGCGGTCACATAATTCGGGGATATTTGTCATGCTATTGCTCCTGTAAAAACGGCGATTGCCAACAATGCTTTTGCGACGATAGCGACAAATGCGATTGCGTGAATGTTGAAGTCTAACTCTGTCTGTATCATGGTGTCTCACTCCATTGCGTTGTTACTACCCTCTTATGTACCCTCTTACTCATGCCGTCAAGCACTAAATTGTGTTGCACTAAAAAAAGTTTCGGCGCGGGCGAAAATGCGCGGCGGATTGCGTGGCTATATAGTTGTCATTTGTGGCGTTATTTTACGGGCGCAAATGACTGCCCGAAAAACGGCTTAAATGCGCGGGTTATAAGTGAATGGAACGTCAAGTTGTTATGGATATGATATTTGTTTATGGATAAAAAAAAGAGGTATTATAATACCCGTGTAAATTTGTGGGCAGTTGAAAAGTCATGGCAACCATGGCAACTTGACTTGATGCATAAATGTCACACTCCCCCAACAACCGCACTTGACGTTAGCGTCAACTCAACTCGTCGGTGACTTGCAAACCGATGACAACTTGACAACCGGCCAGTGCAATATGTTGCAGTGCAGCCGATATGTTTTTTACTGACACTGTTGTTAGCAGGAAAGGAAAGGCCAACCCAAAATCTACGCTATAGAACAGAACGAGAACGCTGACTGACTGGAGGGGGGAGGGGTGGGGCCTTGGGCCGCGTGACTGTCACGGGCACCGTCCGCAAACAATTTTTATTTTTTATAAATGTTGGTGCCCAGCAAACAATTTTTATTTTTTTTGCAATATGGTTTGCAACACACTATAGTACGCCCAATGACATTTTACTCACTGCCATTTACACCAGAGCGGACGCAAGCCACCGAGGCGCGGCTGGAGGCAATCTATGAAGCTGCCCGCTACGGCCTGAAGGGTGACAGTCTGGCAATGGCCGCTGGATTGACCCCGCGGCAGTTCCGCGTGCTGGCCGACGCTGATCCGCTGGTCGAGATGGCTGAGATCAAAGGCCGCGCTGATGGCGAGTACGTGTCGGCTAAGACCATGTACGAAGCGGCGCGCGATGGCGACAGCAAGGCTGCGCTGGAGATACTGAAACATCAGCACGGCTGGGTAGCCAAGCAGCAGATCGACGTAAACATCGACCAACAGATCAGCATTACAGGCGCGCTCGAAAAGGCACAGCAGCGCGTCATCGAAGGGACGTATCTTGAGATACCCCAGCTAGAGGATAACACACCAAATGCAGGCGCCAATATACTCAGCCCAAGAAGAGATGGAATTGATGTCGCGGCTGTGGTCGCCGGGGATCAAGGATGATCCGTTAGCTTTTGTACTGCTGACATTTCCGTGGGGCGAAAAAGGTACGCCGCTGGAGCATTTTCAAGGCCCGCGTAAATGGCAACGCGAAGTGCTGGGCGACTTGCGGGACCACATCAAGCAGAACAACGGCAAGATAGACTATGACACCCTGCGGTTGGCGATTGCATCAGGCCGCGGTATCGGCAAGTCGGCGCTGGTGTCATGGCTGACGATATGGATGCTATCGACCCGCATCGGTTCGACCACCATCGTGTCGGCAAACTCTGAAGCGCAGTTGCGGTCAGTCACATGGGCAGAAATTACCAAGTGGCTGGCCATGAGCCTGAACAGTCACTGGTTTGAGATAGCCGCCACACGCATCATGCCCGCCAAATGGTTGACCGAACTGGTCGAGCGCGACCTCAAGAAAGGCACGCGCTACTGGTCAGTCGAGGGCCGGCTGTGGTCCGAAGAGAACCCTGACGCCTACGCAGGTGTCCACAACTTCGACGGTGTGCTGCTGATCTTCGACGAAGCCAGCGGTATCCCTGACAGCATTTGGTCCGTATCGGACGGTTTCTTCACGGAGAACACGCCGCACCGCTTTCATGTTGCGTTCTCCAACCCACGACGTAACACAGGCTATTTCTACGAGACGTTCCACAGCAAGCGGGCGTTCTGGAAAACCCGCAACATCGACGCGCGCGAAGTCGAGGGTACAGACAAAAACCTGTATCAACGCATCATCGACGAATATGGGGCTGACAGCTACCAAGCGCACGTCGAAGTCTTCGGTAAGTTCCCCAGTGAGGGTGACGACCAGTTTATCGGCGTCAGTCTGGTAGACGACGCAATGGCACGGCCAAAGTATAAGGATGAAACGGCGCCCATCGCTATAGGTGTTGACCCTGCGCGCTTCGGCGCGGATGCTACCGTCATAGCTGTGCGGCAGGGCCGCGATCTCATCGCCATCAAGCGGCTAAAAGGCGCTGACACTATGGAAGTGGTCGGTCATGTCATCGAAGCTATCGAAGAATATAAGCCTGCGCTGGTCGTCATCGACGAAGGCGGGCTGGGTGCGGGCATCGTAGACCGGCTGAAAGAGCAACGGTACAAGATACGCGGCGTGAACTTCGGCAATAAAGCCATGAAGCAGATGATGTACGGCAACAAGCGCGCCGAAATGTGGGGCGCCATGCGCGACTGGCTGAAAACGGCGCATATACCCAACGATAGGTTTCTGAAAACAGACCTGATAAGCCCTAAAGTAAAGCCCGACAGTAAGGGTACGATCTTCCTCGAAAGCAAGAAGGACATGAAGTCGCGCGGGCTGGCCTCACCAGACGCCGCGGACGCCATCGCAGTGACTTTTGCATTTCCTATCGCACACCGCGAAGCACGCGTTGACAAGCGACGCATGAGCAGTTATTCTCCCCAAGGAATTTCTACAAGCTGGATGGGTTCGTAAGCATGGCGGACAAGAAAAAGTCTGTGTCGCTGTCGGTTGGCCGTGGGGAAAAATTGCCCGCTGCCAAAGGCGCGGGGCTGACTGCTAAAGGCCGTGCTAAATACAACGCTGCGACCGGCTCTAAGCTGAAGGCGCCAGCGCCCAACCCGAAGACAAAGGCCGATGCAGGCCGCAAAGCGTCATTTTGCGCCCGCATGGGCGCTGTAGCAGCCAAGGCTAAGGATGG